TAAACAATACGGCTAGGTGAAGATTCACTTACTAATGAATTAATAAGAGCTGAACCTGAACCATATAAATTGCCATATTGAACAGTAAATTGAACTGAAGATGATATGCTAGATGTTGCTAAATTATAAACATCTAAATAATATTCAGTGTATCCACTTGCTGTGAAAAAAGTAGATAATGTATTAGCATCTCCTGAGAATAATCCTCTTACTACTGTTTCTGAGCTTACTACTGAGTCGTCTTGTGCGTATCTTATAAATGACATATTTTATTATTTTAGATTTTATTTACAACTAATGGAATAGTAATTCTAGCACCACTATCTCTACCTACTACAGTTAATGTTGTAGTTAATGATGTTAATGAAGTACCATATAATGTATTGATAGTTGTACCAGTAATTGTAAACGATGTACCTACTTGAGTTACTGATATGGTAGCTCCTGTAGTTGTATTTAGGTTAGTATTTGGAGTAGTAGCTGTAATACCAGTGCCTTGGAATGAAGCTAATAATCTTCCGTCTGCTACAGTAACAGTATATCCATTACTTTCAAACGTGCTGGTTGCTCCTAAATAATTTAATGTTTGAGGGGTAATAGTTAATGATGCACCTTGTTTAATTGTAATACTGTTGTATCCAACATTAATAACCGGTAATTTAGCGGTTCCACGAGGTAATGTTACTAATTTGTAACGCATTATTTGAGTATCGTTAGGGAAAGCTTCTAATACTGGCGTAGCTTCAATAGCTTGTCCGTAGTAAGCTGATCCTGATGGGTGATTAGGATTATACAAAGTATAATCAATCTCGTCATCTGATAATGCGAATTGGGTTATTTGGAATGATCCATCATTACGAGCCAATAATTGGCGTCCTTTTGTTGTTAAAATTGCGTCTACTGTTATTGTTGTAGGATTTAATATAGCCATTTGTATATATTTTTACTGTTATAAATATTATAATATTCCGTTTTCTTTTAAGGTTTCAACTACTCCGTCTAAGTTAGTAGCTAATTCAGGTGTCATATATTGTGGTGTTAAATAACCAGATGCTCCTCCAACTAATTTAGGTGCGTTTATTACTAGTTTAGATGGATCGACTGTGTTTCTTCTAATTAAAAATCCGTCTGCTAATGAATTAATAGCTCCTATTTCCGATGTAGTTAAAGCTCTATTTAATTCAAATACTATTCTTTGAAGACCTATATTTTCTTCAATTCGCATTATGTTTAAAGATATTGATTCATTTTGATTAAATCTTATTTCATCTCCTACTATAGGATTAAAATTTTCTATAATAGCATCATATCCTCCAACTCCTCCATAATCTCCTGTATCATTTAGCTGTACTAAATTTAGACCATAAAGGTTTTGATAATTAGCAGAAGATATTAAAAATGTAGGATAATTAGAGTCTACTGAAAATACATTTTTAGGTAAAGTATATTGACTTGCATATAAAGCTCCTATTTCTATAGTAGCTCCTTCTCCACCTATAGATACTGTAAAATCTACTTGTGAAAGAGGAGGAAAAGATGGGGTTGGAGTTGATAAAGCAGGAGCTGTTGGGTTGCTATAATAAGCTAATGCTACAACTATTTTATACCCAGGTAATAGTTTAATATCATTGAATGTATAGCTAGTAAGACTATTAGATTGAGCTCTTGCTTTGAATATCCATCCACTATCTACAGATTTATAATCAGAGGGGTTGGTCTCACTTTTTATAGTTAATACTATTTTAATGTATATATCATAAGATGGTGGTGTTGTTACGTTAAACTCCACTTTAGCATAACTTAATATGTTAGTAGTAGGTGGTGGTACTATAATAGCGTCCCCATAAGTTTGATCTGCTGATAATGACCATGATGTGGGTCTTTCAATTAATGTACTATTATTAAAATCATTTAAAAATGAAAAACGGTAATACCCTGGAGAACCAGCACTAGCTCCAACAGGAACATTGAATGTTTTAGCAATGGGTTTTAAAGTAGTGTAATATAATAGATTTGTTGAAGAACCAGTAGGAGCTAAAAGTATATCTCTAGTAGCAAATGAGGGTGTATTCGTATTATAATTAAACGTACTTCCAGACTCATTAGTTAATATAACGGAAGGCCATAACATAGCAGGTCTATATATTGTAGTTGATTGGTCTAAATCATTTGCTATGGTTCCTGATGGTACTGTGGTTATTTGTAAATTTACATTACTATCTTTTCCAAAATTATCAATTAAATTATTGTAATAATTCGAACTAGTATCATAACTTACTGCTAATTGTCTACCATCTTTATCTACTAAGCTATTAATCCATAATGTAGATTTACCAATTAATTCTGGGTAAGCATTTCTGATTTCTTTAAATGTTAAGAAATAAGCTTGATATTTGTCAATAGCGGATGTTTTACCGTATGATCCAGAATCTCCTGCTGTATATTGGTTATAAGTAGATGATTTTATCTTAACACCATCATACCTTGGATTTTTGTATGATATTAATGATAAATATGAATCTTGTAATTCAGCTGATGATGATACATAAACAGCGGGAACTGTAGTAGGTAATATATCATCTATACCATCAACATAATTAGTTAATGACATTTGGTCTCCATCTGCGAAATTAGTTAAATTATATGATATACCATTTTGTTTTGCTGTGAATGTTAAGACTAAATTATTAGTATCTACTCCACTGCTATCAATATCAAAATATGTTGTCCAATTAGATCCAAAAATATCTCCAGCATATCCATTATATAACTCTAAAGCATCACCGTATATTAATTCGTTATTTACTAATGACATACTTAAAGCAATACTACCACTTTTAGTAGCAGATAATACTTGGTTATTTAGAATTTCCCATTCGTTATTTTGAGATTTAGTAATACGTAAAGTAAAACTTGCTTTACTACCAGTAATAAGTTCAGTTACATAAACGGGTTGTACTAATTCTAGTGTTTTTCTATACTCAGATAGTCTACTACTTGAAACGTTATTGAATAATACATTATAATCAGATAATGCGAATTGGCTTAAGCTAATTTGTTCATCTGCGTCATGTTGAGAATTCCATACATTTATATTTCCTAAATATGGATTTTCATTAGCAGGAATAAAGTAACTATTATATAAGTCTACTTTACTACCACTTATTTCTCCTGAGTAATATGGTGATTTGTCTCCAGCTAAATTATCATATAGGAACCCGTACTCAGATCCTATACTTCCGCTTGTAATTTCAGCTTCTTTAATGCTTTCTGTTGTACTATTACTAGGATTAGCATAAGCAAATTTATTACGTTCTAATACCGGTGAATTAAATGTAATACCTGTTGATAAACTAGTACGAAGAGGAGTAAACGCTTCTAGAGTTTTAAATAATGAATTATCAAAAAACTGAATTAAGCGTATAAAACCATTGTAGTCTAAATAAGATGAAGTAAAACCAGCATACGAACCTGTTCCTTGCTCAAAATATATTTTACGTTGGTTATCTAAGTCAGGATATGTTGTTGAATATTGTTGTCTAGGATCACCAATATAATCATCCATATCAAAAGTAGAATTATTAGATGATATCGACTGTGATATGTATAAATCTATTTGGTTTTGAGGTGAAAATGATATATCAACATACTGTAGATCATTATCTAAATAATCAGTAGATGATGATGGTATTTGTTGAATAGATGTAATTGGCGATAATACATTTTCTAAAGGATTAATATTTCCTAATCTAACTTTATTACTGCTATATCCTTTTAAATATTCTGCTTTTGATTCACCTCCATATTCTTTAACATTTAATATACTACTAGTTACACCAAACATAGTTACAATATTTTGTAAACCAGCTGTTGTACCTTTTGCTTTAACTAATAAAGGAAGATTATGATAAATACGTTTATATACTTCTGCTACTAAATCTCTTTTAGGGATATTGTTTAAATAGCTACTTGTAGGTGAAAAATCAACTAATGACCCACTTAAATAAGCACTTCCAGTATTGTTACCTACAATATATTGAGTTAAATCATCTCCTTCTAAGCTATTATATAAATCAATACCAAATGATTTTAATACTTGATATACTAAATCTTTAGAAACACCTTCTTCTAAATTATTATTAGCTACATTTACATCAGTAACTGATTTTAACATTATCCAAATATTATCAAAATATTGGCCTATCATGTTTAAGAATAATAGGTATTGATTATTATCTGGGTTATTTATTAGGTATGTAGGGATTCCGTTTTGTAAGTTATTTTGGTTAGTTTCATCGAATAATGAGGCTGAAGCTATATTAGCTGTAAACCATTCAGAACCCGATGTAGATCCTGTAGGATATAAGGTATAAGGTAAAGTTGAAGTTGATTTAGGCCAAGTGTAAGATGATGATTCGAAATATAAATAAGTTTCGTATCCATCAAAATTATATATAATACTATCTATACTAGCAGTATATCTGTTTATTTCAAGTTGTAAGTTAGGATTAAACGATGCACTAGCTGAGTAAGCAGTAATTAAATTATTATAATCCTCTATTTGTTTTACCTTAGAGTAAAAGTTGTTTAAACGTTGTTCTACTGATCCAAAGAAAGCAAAATTATTGTAATCAGAATAATCAACATTAATTGCTATACTAGATGAAGTTAATGTATTTAATAATTTTTGGTAAGTAGCGGTTTGTGAATTTTGTACAGAATTAACTATATTACTATAATTACCGTATTGAGTAGATATAGTATTTATTTCACGAGATATAGGAATATTAAAATTAGCTCCTCTTAACATTAATGGAGCGTTAGGAGATATTAATGCATCTAAATTAATATCAAATACATAAGGATTAACTTTTTCTTCTACTACCCATAATGTATTTTTTTCTACTATGTCACTAGGAAGAGGTTCATATAATTTAAATAGTATTTCATACCCTGCTTCTATTTTATCTAGAGCAACGTTAACTGCTACTGATTGTTGGTTTAAACCAAAATTAACTAAATAATTAAAGAAGTAAGGAGAATTATTTAACTCGTTAATCAAACTATTAGCATCTTGCTCTATTTGAGTATTAGTTAACGTAGTTGATGTTATACTTATTTCTGTTCTATCTCCTGATATACGCTTTAAGAAATACTCATTATTAGGTGATCCTACTCTATTTTTGAAGAAATTATATTGTACTTTAAATTCACCTGAATTATATCCTAACTGTTGTAGATTCTTGATAGGATCTATTTCAACAGAAGTATAAGATGAGCCTGTATCTGATGTATTAGGATTAACTGCTCCTAAATCACTATTTGTTATTTGGTCCTTAGAATTAGGAGGAGGAGTATAAGAAGGAGTTAAAGCCGAGTCTGTAGGTAATTTATACTCTTTATAATCGTAATTTATACTTAGTAAATTTCCCCCAGCATCATATATATAATACTCAATATAATCGTTATTAGGATCAAAATAAGCTTGAATATTTTGGATTCCTATTAGACTGATATCATCTTGAGAATAACGATTAACGTTATTAGTATTGGTTATATTTCCTACTATTTGAATATTATTAGCCATATTATATTGAACCGCTTGTACTTAATGTTTGTATTGTTTGTTGTGCAGATAATATTTCTTGTCTTAATGATGTTATTTCCGCTAACAACGCTTGAACATCTTCTGTGTTTATATTTACTCCTAAATAATCTGCTTCTTTTTGAAGAATAAACTGATGTGAATTTGAATCTCCTTCTTTAGGTATTTGAAAAAACAACTGCTCATATAATGTAAAAAAATCTTCCAAAGTAAAAGTAGGAGTGTCATCTGCCTGGTTAGTATTAATTAACTGGCTAAATTGAGTATCTACTACTTTAGGAAATTTATCCTTATTAAATACCTGTTTTTGTATAGAAATTGTTGACATTATCGTATAACTTTAAAGTAATAATCTTGGTTTAGAACTAAAACTTCTTTATTAGCTAATACTGTTTTTATCAATAATTGGTAATAACGTTCTGGCTGTAAACCATTCATATAAACATCAAAATAGTTACCTTGATTATCAGCACTTATTTTTGTATAAGTTGTATCAAAATCAACAATTATTTCTTCAGTATCTAAATCTTTTATAGACCAATATGAAGAAGTAGGTAATATTTTGTTATTTAAATATACAGAAGAAGTTTGGAAAGTCCTAGCAGGAAATTTATCTCTTACATTAATTCTAAAACGTTGAACTGAGTCTTGTTGATATTCACTTTGATTGTTAGCTATAGTTGCTACTATTAAATTGGATGTTACTTGAGTTAAAGAGCTAGTATACCTAGCATCGTTCCATCTAATTTCTAAACAAGGTGGGTATATTGTATGAGTATTAGAAGAAAAATATTTAGTTTCAAATTTAGAAGCAGTTGTAAATTCTATTGTATCTGAGTGTTTGATTATGAAACCTTCGTTATTTATAGATGAACTATACCAACTATTTACAGTATTACTTACTTTTAATTCAATATCTTTTGAGGTAGCTTTAGTGAATGATTGAGTAGATTCATATGAACCTGTATACCACAAACCACCACCTGAAGTAGTGTTATATGAGCCTGTAGTTCCTGCTGGGAATCCTACTCCAAACCAAGTACTACCGCTTATTTCATTTCTGTAAGACCATCCTGCTCCGTCTGTAGTTATAGGTGAATTTGCTAATCTACCTGTTCCTACATTCCAACTTCCTGATATAGGGTAACTATATATAGTATAATCTAATGGAATTTCACTAGCGTTAGCTAAGTACAGTTTTAAGTAAGAATCAAATGAACTTCCTGATACTTTATTAAGTATTACATCATTTATTTCACTCTGAGGAAATTTAATTAATATACGTGAAACTTCATTAGTACCGGTTACTGTATAAAAAGTACTAAGTTCTAATATCTCATCTAATCCCGTATTAAGTGTAGGATAATATGAGTATAATGTAATGTTTTTTTCAGGAAATATTTTATAAACTGCCATAAATATAAGTTTTCTACATATAAATATGGCAGTTATGAGGATTTAATTATAGATCGTAATTATCAACGAAATCTGGGTATTCTTCCATTACTTAATATCTGCACTTTCTATTAGAGTATAAGTAAATGATGGGCCATGAATTTTAGCTGCTTCACGAGCAATTACCATGAATGCTTCGAAGTCAGCTGCTTTTTTAAATACTTGACAACCTTCAGACCAATTTTCAACATATGTTGAATCAACTCCAGCTTTGTGAATGTTAATACCGAATATACCTTCTTGAATTTTAGTTTCGTCATAAGTCATATCTTTATTAGCATCGCGGTATACTTTAACTGGTTTAGCTTGTTTTAAAGCTTCATACTTACCTTGGTGTAAACCAAGTGTATGTGAACCACGATACTGTCCTTCAACCAAACGAGCAACACCAGCTGCATTATGGAATTCTTTAACTCCTTTAGTACCTGGATCCGTTGTGCAAGCCCATTGTTTGATTACCCAATTACCACCTACTTTGTAGGATACAGTCATTACGTCATCAAATACATTAGTAACCTTATTACCTGTTGCTGAGTTTCTAACTCCAACTATGTTTAAATCATAGTCCTTTGCGCCTTCAAACCAAACATATCCTTTTGATTTTACAGCGGCTTCGATTTGTTCTCTTGTGTAAGCCATAAATTGTGTTTATTTTACAATAAATATAGCTTACTTGTATTCTAGTCAAAAACTACGTTCATTTGGTAATTCTTTATTACTTGACGTCCAAAGTCGTTATTAAATACAGCTCTCATAAATATAGAAGCAGTATCACCTATCATTTCATCATCAAAAAATACATTTATTCCTGGTTGATATGTGTATTTACTATATACAGCTAACATAGTACGAGCATATGGTTTTTCCCATCCGGTGAATTTTTTAGGTATTTGATATCCAACAATGTTAGTAGGAGACATAAAATCAGATAAACCTACCATTGTATATGTACGTGTTCCAATAGGAATTGGATCTTTAAAGCGCTTATCGGTGTATAATCCTAAAAACGAGTACACTGGGTATCTATATCTAACCGTGTCAAATAGTACGAAATAATCTGAGTCAAATCCTACTTCAATTAAAGGAACCTCATTTACTACATATTCCGACGCTAAAGTAGATAATTCACCTCTAATAGTAAAATATGTTAATCCAATCCATTTAACATGATGATACCCATTATTATCTATAGAGTCTTGTCCTGGGCCTGAGATATAAAAATATCCTTCACAATTACCGCTTAAACAAGGGTAAGTTCCTTCTTCTTCTTCTGGTTTAACACAAGAAAATAAACTAATGCTTAATAAAGCAAACAAAACAATTTTTTTCATAACCTTTTATTTTTATAAACGTAAAAAAGAGAGCTTTGCCCTCTTTATATTTTAGAAATATTCTTTATTTATTGCTTTAGTATTACTTATATTTTTAAAAGGTATATAATAGTTTTCATAATTATATTTTTTACAATGTGGTGCTAAAACTAATTCTGATATTGCTATTTGTTCTTCAAATTCATCGTATGCTTCATCTACTTCTTCTTCAGATGATGCTCCTCCCCCAAATCCAGGCTCAGATAATCCTATATTCAACACATAAGATGTTTCGGTTTCATCTGTGTCTATATCCATATTGCATTCTATAAGGGTATATTTAGTATTACTTAATTTGTTTAGGTCATCATAACTTATACTATCGTAATACAAATATTTATTATCGGCTAATAAAGCAATACCTGTTTTTGTAGGGATAATACTAAGTGCATTGAATGGTTGTACTTTAACCTCTTTTAATATATTAATTAGTTTTATCATATTTTAAAGTATTACTACTCTTCCTTGTATGTCTGTATTAGGATATCTAACTTCAAAAATAGATGGATCTAAACTAGGATAAATTACATTATTTCTAGTTGCTCCTGGTATGTCATACCCATAAACAGAATAATTAGTTCCTGTACTATCTTGCTTATTTATAATTTCTACTTTAACTACAGATTGTACTCCTCTTACTCTTAATAATCTAGCCATTATATCAGATAATACTATAGGTTGATTTATCTGCCACTTATCTATATTAAAATGGTCTTGCAAAGCCAATATACAATTACTAATTACTTCATTATTATTATATCCTGGTGTAGTTGTAATATCAAAATTAACTCCTATGTTAATATAGAATGCATTTTTAATGTTTATAGCATCGGTAACCATTCTATATTCGTTCATGTAAGTAATTAAATTATTTTTTAACGTACTAGCAGCCGATATAAGTTGTTTGCTTGAATTATACGCTAAAATATACATATCTAATGCTAATAGATTACTTGCTTCTGAACCATTAGTTGAGGCCGGTGTTTTATCTACATATACTTTAGCTATACTTCCATATTCTGACGGTAATGATAATGCTCTTACTAAGTAATCGTTTTTAGTTACAGCTCTTAATTGAGATGAGTAAGCATATAATGCATTATTTCTGACTTCTTCTACTTGATCTCCATCTCTACCACCAGATGATGGATTTACGTTATTAGATACAACGCTATTTAATATTTGATTTGCTAAAGCCGTGTTAAATGGAGTACCATTTTTAAAATAAGCTCCATTAGCATCTATAAGTGTTAAATCATTTGAGGGAACATTAGATGTTACACCACCTCCAACTAAATATCTAACTTGTAAAGAAACGTTTGATGGTGCTAAACCATATTCTCTAGTAAAGTAAACAGAAGCTTTATTATAATTATCAGCTAAATCTGATATACCAGGTACTAATCCTAATTGAATATTATCTGGTGTAGGGATAATGGTTTCATCTGAACTATTAGATACTCCAGCTCCAAATTCCAATTGCATTGTACTATCTGATAATAATCTTGATACAAATCTTCTTGGAGTGCGTTGTAATGTGAGTAGGTAAGGGACTTGTCCTGAATCAGAACCAGTATTAGCTGTTCTTTGATATACAGTAGATTGAGCTAAATATGGTACTTCATACCATTGATTAGCATCACTACCTGTTATATCTAATATTTGTAATATATTGGTATCAGTTAACTCTATAGTTTGGAATTTTTGAGGTGTAGTGAATGTAAATGTATTAGTCTTTATTTCAGCTGATATAGCTTTAACTGTCTTTTTAACTAGGTAAAAATTATCACTAATAAAAGTAATTTCTGCTCCTGTTAAATCAGTAAAATCTACACTATCCGTAGTTATAAAATTAGTTCCTGTTGAGGTTGATGTTATATTAGTATTAGCAGGGATAATTAAACCATATGTTATACTATCAGGTACTGTTTCTCCTGTTACTACATTTACTATAGAAGGCATTAATTGATATACGTCTAAGTCAACAGATGAAGCGTAAGATGCTTTAGGTCTATAACCCATAACATATGACATAGCATATAAATTTTCTTTTTCTTTAGCGTATAGTAAGAAATTTTCTTGGATTTGTGTGTCCAAATAAAATGACATTACATCTCCTACGTAAGATGCTAATTCAATAAACATATTTCCTGGAGATGCGTCCGAGAAATCATTATATGTGTTTGGAAAATAGGTTTTAGCGTAATTTATTAAATTTGCTTTAAAATCACTAAAACTCTTATTTATGTATGATACTTTATTGTCTGCCATGTTTATTGAAATTCTATAGTAACTTGATCTGAAGTTCCTGAAATGTTTAATGTATAATTAACTGTTACACTTACCTCGTAAGTATCCTCACTAAATTTAACATCTATGTTGTTTATCCTTGCTTGAGGTACATAAGTACTAAAAGCGGTAGATATTTTTTCTTGGATAACCGGTATGAGATTTTCTGTCATTCCCTCAAATAAAACATCTTTAATATCCGCACCAAAATTAGGATTCATTATTCTTTCACCTCTATTAGTTAATAAAAGGTTAATGACATTAGATTTAATTTGGTCTTTAGTGCTATACGTACTATTGAATACAGCAGGTCCGTTAAATGGTAATGAAATACCAATTGCTGTATTTTTCTGTAAGTCTAAAGGATCTACACGTGTTATTTGAGGTATTGGCATCTTATCCTAAATTATTTAGTCCTGCTTTATCCTGAGCAGTCATATTAGCGGCAGCATCCATAATAAAATTCATATATGGATTATCGTTAGTTTTATCCACTACTAAAGGAATACCATTACTAGATACACTAGGCGTTTCTAAACCAAACATAGCTCCCATTTTAGATCTTAATTGATTACGAACGTCTCCTACTTCATGTACGTCATTACTGGTAAAACTAAATGTTTTATTTTCATTCATTTGTCTTGCAGACATTTGATTTTCATTTAGAATAGTGTGTAATTCTTCACGAACAGCTTCAGCTACTGCTTCTTTGATTAATTTTTTAAATGTTTTTACATTCATGTGTATAAATATTTTAAATTTGTAAATTTTGTTGATCTATTATTATCTTTACCTGATCTATTAATACTTGTGGTTCTAATGTATATGAGTATTCACTTTTAACTATCTCCACACCATCTCTATCTAACGCCGCAGCATAATTACGTTTTATACTTCCTTTTACAAAACTTCTAGGATCTTGGTCTTCTTTAATTACTAATTTAAATCCTTTATAAAATTCTTCTTTAGGTTGTCTGATGGTATTTAATAAAGCCGTAAGTGCCCCTAACGAGCTATTGTCAATAGTTTGTATATCTAATCTATTATCTACATTTCTTAACTGTGCTTTCAATTCATTCAGATAAGCTATTATTGGCTCTAAAATAGATATTAATATAGCTAGGGCAATATTTAAGTATTTTAAAGTATCTGCTACTTTTCTATATCCTTCAGCTGCAGAAGCAGGTGTACCAGGGAATGATATAGATGCTAGAATTAAAGGTAATAATGCTTGTAAAATAGATGTAGTAATTAATATAATACTTAATGTTCTTTGAATATTAACTAAATTTTGTTCGTTATTACTAAGAATATTATAAGCAGCATTTCTAGATACTCTAGCTTGTTCTAACTGTTCTGGTGTAGTAGCGTTATCTATTATTTCATTTGTTTGGTCTACTAACTTTTGGAGGCTATTATTTTGTCTAGCTAATCTCATTGCTACTCTAACACCAGAGTATAATAATAAAGGTGCTATAGTTTTAGCAACACTAGTTAGTAATCCTTTAAGAGCCTTAGTTCTACCTGCTTTATTTTTTTGTTTATTTCTAGCTAATTTAGCTTTATATTTTTTTTCTTTAAGTTTACGTTTAGCTTTAGGATCTTTTGTTATACTCTGAATTTGATCCTCTGTTTGTTTTTGTTGTTCTTCTAAAGCAGCTTTTTCTACTTCATAGCGAGCATTTTCAACAGCAACCGCTACATTATATTCTTCTTCAGTTAAAGTAGGTTGAGCTGGTGGTTTTGGTTGGTATTGAGAATCTAGTTTTTTAAGGTTATTTTTATGGGTAACTTCTAATTCTGTTTTTCTCTTTATAATTCCTTCTAATTTTTGTTTTAAAATTTGAAGTTGACCTAAAGCAGCCGATACTACTTTTTGTTTAGCCTGATTTACTACTTGGTCTCCAAAAGCAGTAGGTAACCCAGTACTAGCTAGAGTATTAGTTATTCCAGGCGATATTAAAGATGATACGTTCATTATGATAGGAATACTTGATTAGAGGCTATATATTCTTTTGGGTTACTAGGATCTATATATTTTCTAACTTCTTCTAGTTTTGAGCTTAATTTTTCAGAAGCTACTTGAGCAGCAGCTATTGGAAATCCATTACTATCTACAGCATTAGTTAAATCATTAGATAATGTTTCTAAAGCATCTATTAATATTTCTATCATATCTAGTGCTTTGGAACCTAATAAAGCTGGTTCACTAGGTAGATCTCCATTAGTATTTTTACCTAAATATATATCATTGGACAATAATTCTATTGAACTTCCTACCAAGTTGATTACAGGTGATTTTAAAATAGTGTTTGTCTTTGAAAACAACATTATTTCATCTCGTTTAGAATTAATTAATATTCTATCACCATTCAATATTACTTGAGGATTATTATATTTTGTAGGAGTAATAGGCTCACCTATTAAAGGTGATTTTAAACCACTAGAATCTAATTCTATAGGTAAAGCTTGAGTAGATGTTAAGTAAATAGAAGATGCATCTTTGTTTATTTGCTCAACATATAAAGAGGAACTATTACTAGAATAATCATGTCCATTTGATAATACTAGTATAGGATCTCCATTTTTACCTACTAAACTCCATTCGTTATAATTTGGTAAACCAGGAATACTATATAATCCAACGGTACTGCTGAAACGAATTGAATTGCCTTTACGGCCTGATAATATATAATCGCCTTCATATGAAACTAAATTTTTATTGTTTTGTGTTTCTTCAAATGTTTTTCCTAAACTAGAAGTAGGATTTTGAGATTGAGCATTTTGTTGACTATCTCCTGATATATTGATGACTCTAGACCAATATATAGTAGGGGTAGAATTATTAGTATTGGGATTATCAATCGAAGGAGCAGGTTTTAGTTCTACTACTTCTTGTAAAAGAGGATAATATTGAACGTTAGGAGATAAAGGATAAGCCATTAAACATGTGTTTAAAAAATCATTAGTTAATGTCCCGTTTATATTTTTTGACGTATTTACATCTAAATAAAATATAGTCCCTAATCTACCCTTTGCTTTACTATACATTTCAGGAGTAGGTAGATTAACACCATTAACAATACCAAATACTTTACCATAACTAGGTTGAGATGAAGAATTATCTGGTGATGTTTTACGTACATTGGTACTAATTAGGTTGCTACCTTTTAAACCCTGTTTAACTACTGCCATTTTATGTTAGTTGTTTCTGTATATCTTTGTTAGCTGCTTCTAGTAATTTATTGCCTTCTTCTTTTATAGCGTTTTGTTCTTCTAATAGTAATTGGATTTCACTCATATCTATTAAACTATCGTTACCACCATTATTAGTATTGGCAGCACGTTGTGCTATACCTGCCATTTTAATTAATTGATCATTATTTTTTACATTAACGTCAATTAAATCTTTTACAGTAGGCATTAACATTACCGCAGATCCTGCGTTAGAAGAGGCTAATGGTTTAAGAGCCCCAATAAGTTCGTTAATTTGGTTATCAACAGCTTTATTGTTTTTATGTATTTGTTTAAATATATCTGATAAAGATGTTTGACCAAATAATGTTATGTCATCAAATGTAGCCATAATTATTGTTTATTATAAATATAATATAATTAGAAAGTTATATGACCGTTTCTGTAGTACTCATTATATAGTTTGATACGTACAGTATTTAATTTTTTGGTTACTTTTGTAATCTGAGGGGTAGAAGCGTCAGTTATTTCACGAATATAGATATATAATGCTTTTTTATTAAATATTTCTAGGTATTCTCGTTTGCGAAATAATTCCATTATAGCATCAGCCGTTTTAGCGTCTTGGGGTTTAGGAAATAATTTATATAAATATTTGTCTACGTATTTAACATATAAATCAATAAATGTATCTAACCCTACATCTTCCTCAGCTTCTTTCATAGTTCTATCAAGGAATGATTTATCTTCCTCAACTTCACTCATTTCAGCATGTTTCTGGAGTTTTTTGTAGTTGTTATTATTGTATATAATTAGGTAACGTTTTGCTATAGTTCCAAAATAGGAATATGCTTTACCTTTTCCCTGAGCATATAAATGGAGTTTCTCAAGTAAGAAAGTAACTACTTCATGTTTAAGTTCCTCAATTGTATTTACATCAGTATAATAAAATTTAAATGTATGGATTATGTTTTCTGAGAGTTTATAGAAAGCATATTTAATTCTATCATTATATATTCTATTTCTTTCTAACTGGTCCTCAGTAGATAAAAATTCTATAATAGCATCCTCAGTTTCTTGCGTGAAATATACACTAGGGCCTACTTTAGGCTGAGTAATATCAGTATAATTATTGTTCATTAATTATATGATAAAAAAAGGAGACTGGGTCTCCAAATTATTTAGTAGAAACTTCTTCTAGTAGTGAATTAAGTTCTTTTACTTGTTCAAATACTTGTTCTAATTCCGAATCGGCCTCAATATAAGCAGCCTCATCTATTTTATTCAGTGAACCATTTAGCTGGGATGTAATAAAACTTATAGCTTCAATATATTGATTTTGTTGTACTATAATTTTCTCTAATTGAGAATTCTTTTTAATCAATAAATAAGCTCCAAATCCTATTAATTCAACTAAATGGATACCTACTACCCATAATAGTATTTCCATAATTATCCGTTGTAAGATTGATTGAAACCGAAATCAAAATCGTCTGCTTCAGTTGAAACTAATTCTTTAATTTTTTCTAATTGCGCTTTTAATTGCTCAACAGTATTAACTACTTCTTCTTGAGACATACCACGATTAACTTGGAATTGTAGTTTTTGTCCGATGTTTTCGGCTTGCGTTAAGCCGTCTATAACTTGATTTTTAAATCTCATAATTGTATATGTTTATATATAAATATACGGTTTTCCTCATTCCCTACGTTTGCACAAACGTTTGCAACTATTTCTCTCTCCCCCTACCCTTTTCTCCCTAACCCGTAGGGTAAAGTTACCAAGATTTTTTTACGCTTCCAAATCTTCTTTATAAAAGTTAAGAAAAATTTTAAAATCTTCTTCTAATTCGCTAAGCGTAATATCATCATAAGCATCCTCGGCATTATAATCCTGGATACCTATGATGTATTCTTCGATTTGTTTCGCATTATTGGGAAACATTTCAATTAAATTATATTTTACATCAGTTAATAACATCGTAGTATAATGATTTTTTATCAATATTAGATATTAGATATCCGTCTACACCCCAGTAAGATACATTACATCCCATAGTATAAAGTATATCTCCATCTATGGCTTCGCAAGTAGCATATCCATCTTCTACAGTATCAGGAATTATATCAAATTCTAATTCTTTTACTTCTCCACTTATAGTTTTTACAAGACAATCTACACTAGATTTAGTATCCATTTTACTTAAAACCTCAATAATCTCAGGGTCTACTTCCTCTTCCCACTCATAATCATTCGGATTAAAATTTTCCTGTATCTTTTTAGCCATAATTTTATTATAATCAGCCATACTCAATACGCGACCTTCAGATGATAATGATATAATATTTTCTGAAACATCATGTAAATCCATATCTGTTTTAGCATCTTCGCGAGCATACTCAAGCAAGCGGATAAATAAAGGTACATCCATTTTTATGACATCCCTAGGATTTTCTGCCTCTTTTATTGTTGATTTAGCCTTATCTATACCTTTAGTTTTACTAATAGCTTTCTCAACAAACTTAATAGCTTCAGGAGTCTTAAACTCAATAGAAAATGTTTTATCTATTTTATTATCCTGAATATCAAATGTATCCACAGCAATCCCAAATTTTTCAAGGCGATTTAGGAATGCTGCTTTATCTTCCGATTTAATTGTAAATTTCTTTCCCATTATTTTACCCAATTTTGGTCTTGTACTTCTTTATCTGCTTTTTGTAATAACGCTTGAACATCTTTACCTGCATTTTTAGCTGCTTCTAATCCTAAATCAAACAATGGGTGTTGACGAGCATTTTCAAATGGTGTCTCATTATCTTGATACATGGTTCCTCCACCTGTTATTTCACTATTCTCAGGATCATAGTCCCATTTTCTATTAGTTTTTCTATTGTTTTGGTTTTTCTCTGTTTGATAAGCATGACCTATTTTAATAATCAATGCCTCAGTCGGAGTCATAGGACGGCCAAATTTCAATGGTTGACTACCAAAATAGTATTTAGTATCACCCATTGTTGAATCAACTTCAACTTCCTCATCACCCTGTGGAGTAGAAATAGTCACCTTTTTATTCGGAGTACCTTTACCTACAACATATTCAGTTGCTTTAGAGTTAACGTTATATCCAAAACCAGCAGTATTTTCTTTAGTACATGAAACCATACCAGTTGCTAATATAGTACACACTACACCAGCCATAATTTTATCTTTCAAACCTTCATCCATATTCTCTTCAGGTTTAATTTCACCTGTTTTATCTACAGACATATACGTGATGGTATTTGGTTTGGCTGTACCTTTACGTTTATCAACTAATTTAAAAGCACCAGGATGTACTTTGTCTATACCGACTTTAGCCAATTGAAGTTTCAATTGATCCATAATATCATCTTCCTCGATTTGTTCTCTAAGAACATATTCTAATTCTTCACGAATTATTTGACGTATTTCTTTTATTTTCATATTTTCTCTAAAAGGATTTAATTTTTTAGGCTTGTAATCAGGAAATAATTTAGGTAACAATTCAGGACCTAATTTTCTACTATTTATTAATGAATAAAGCGAAGCATTTTTCTTAATAAGTTCACCTACTGTTTTTATATCATTATTTTTTACATAATCAGTTACTTGCTCTATAAATTCTTCATCACTTAATTTTCTTTTATAGTTAGGAAATACTTGATAAACAAGTCCGCGATTATGCATATTATTATATAATGAAATATTTTGTTTATAAAATTCACTTGGTGTTGTTATGTTATTGGTTTTTATATAATCTATTATATATTTTACAAATTCTTCATCATCTTTAGGATACTTACGTTTAGACACCCTAGGAAATAACTCAGGAAATATTTCTTTATTGAGTTTTCTCTGGTATATTGCTGAGTATAATGGAGTGTTTTGTTTCTGTAATTCGCCTGGTGTTGTAATATCATTAATTCCTACATAATTAGTTACATATTTTATAAATTCTTCATCATCTTTAGGGTATTTGTATTTAGACCACCCAGGAAATGCGATAGAATATACTTGGTCTACCAATCCTCTATTATGTATAGTTTGATATAATGGGGTGTTTTGTTGTCTTAATTCACCTGGTATTTTTATATTATTATCTTTTACATAATCAACTACATATCTTACGAATGCTTCGTTATCTATAGGATATTGTGTGTTACTTTTAGTTCTTAAATTATCAGGAAATAATTCTTTTGATGTAAATAGTATCGATAATCCACGATTCCTTATTGTCTGGTATAACCCATTGTTTTGTTTCTGTAATTCGCCTACTGTTTTTATGTCATTATCCTCTATATAATTCTTAACATACTTTATAAATTCTTTAGTATTTACAGGGTATTTACTTCTAGAATAATCAGGAAATATTTCGGCATAGACTTTATCAGCAAGTTTTCTATTTTGTATTGTTTGATACAATGGAATATTTTGTTGTCTTAATTCACCTGGTGTTTTAATATCATTATCCTCTACATATTTCTTAATATATTCTATAAATTCATCATTATCCTTAGGATATTTTGCTTCATCTACAATACTATAAGAATCAGTATTTTCGTTTAATAACCCAGCTAGTCTTAACATTCTACGAAATTCTTCACTTAAGATTTGTTTACTCATATCAATAAATATTGGTAAGGCAAGGAAACCTTCTTACATTTACACCTACGTTAAATAAAATAATAAGTATATACAAATATATAGTCAGGTGGCGGAATAGCTATTTCAACCCCGCGTCGTCGGGATAATAGATACGGTTCGAGTCCGTTGTGGGGTCAATGAGTAGCTTTGGTAGACGCTAAAAAACTGCAATGAGGTATGTCCAATCCTCACATTAAATAAAAAGGGTATCAACGCAGGAGTGCGGAAGCGATGCAGGTTCGAGTCCTGTCCTGACTACAATATGGTTCCTGAGATGAAGGTCATGTGCTGCGCTAACGGTATATGTCTTGAACTCCAGCATAGTGGTTTGCGATTGGGTTTAGCGACCCGATGGAAAGATGGGTTCGAGACCCATAGGAATCACACAGATATAAGTATATACTTTTGTCGACATAAAAGATCTGTTTAAAAGAGTTCTTTGACATCTTGCAATTTATCCCAAAAGGGGTTAAACCGAAAATGCGACCACAAGAGTTGGGGATATACGTATATATTGTCGATGGGCGAGAGATGCGTGCGAGTTGTGAATACGTCACATTCGCTTTTGTACCAAACGCGGCGCGCGCATGGACCGCAATTAGCATGGGGCCGTTCCGCTGTCATTCCGCCGGCGGGCCGCTAGCGCCCGCAAAAGCTAGTCCCTTTTTTCAGACCGCCGGCTAGCATATATTTTATTATTTACACTAGCATAAGCGCGATATTTAGCATTAGAATATAAAAGGCGCATGCTTATATATTTGCATGCGCCAAGGCGTTTAAATCGCATATTTTACTTATCCAAATATTACTTCATTAAAGAATACGGTTTGAATTATTATATCTGCATCGTCCGCATCGTCCGTCTCATCTAATATATTCATTATATTCCTTGCTGGTGCTAGTTGAACTCGCTCGTGTACTTCATTTATTCCGATCTCACTAGTGTAAGCACCATCTCCTTCTTTATCCACTAGAGTTAATTTATAGCCCATCTGAAGCATTTTTAATAAAACATCCTCATAGCAAATTGTAGTGTCGGGATTGGCTTTATTTAATTCTTCCCTAGCGCTAGCGTAATCTGCTTTACTATAGTCTAGCTTTAGGCCGTAACCGCTAATATAGGAAAGACCATTACATAATGCATTGTGAAACATTGTTTCCGATTCTTCGTTTGTTAAAAGTATTTTCATATCATTTATTATTATGAGATAAAGATAAGTGGCTTAGCAGTGCCAGCCACTCATTTGATACAAAAAAGACTATATAATGTTTCTTTGTCTTAAGATTATTTGTCTTAATTTTTCAACCTCATCTTTTTGTTCACCCATAATCATGAAACACATAAAAATGATTGACATTAATAATACAACAAAGCCCATGATAAAGTCTTGATCGGTTTGTGCTTTAAAAAACATCAAATACAACGAAATAAAACCTAATAATACACTAATAATTCCGTTTAAAATTTTCATAACATTTATTTTTAATTGTGATGTAAATGTAAATGGGTAGTTTTGACTACCCAATTACTTTAGTACATTTGATGTTTACAATAACGAACTGTTTTAAACGCGGATTTATTTGTCGAACAAGACATCGACATTAGTATAATCAGCATTACAAACAATACCCATACTACATATAAAAAATTTGCTTGCTTTTGATGTGATTTAGTTACTTCGAAATCACCGTTCTCTAATTTTGTTACGTTAAAATCTGACATATGATTAATTATTAATTGTGATGTAAATATATAAAAAAGGCTCTGACGAGCCTTAATTTAATTAATTTCTTCAACTGTACCTTCAATTTTAAATACTTTATGATTATCATTAAACCACTGCTTTACAGTATCAAATGAATTACCATTTAATAATTCTACCTCATACATCTCTCTAATTAATGATTCTAAATCATTTACAATGTAATAATTAGGTGTGTCAAATAAATCGATTACTAAAAATTGTGTCATAATGTTTGTTATTAATTGTGATATAAAAATAAATGGGTAGTCTTGACTACCCAATTATCATTCAACACAAGTTTTTAAGACATATTCTATCATTCCATGAACATCCCAACTCTCAAATCTTTCATCATCAAATAATCCGATCATACCTTCAAGAGTTCTAATTTCAGATAGTTCATTTTTCATCTCTTCAATATCACTATCTAATTCTTCTTGTTCTTCTTCATCTATAGAACCATCATTATTTGAATATAATTCAGTTCTTTCAATGATAAAATCGTTTAGGAAATTTTCCTTTAATTGTTCTAATGTTAATTTCATTTGTTTTATTTTTTAATTATGATATAAATATAACATAATTACTTTGACAAACCAACAAATCTATATTGAATCGTATCTCCAACATTATATTTAGTTGTGCTATAAACACTATATGTTGTAGAATCAACAGCGCTTTTGGCTTCGTAGTGGAAACTACCTCCATAATAACCACCGCAATTCGCTATTATAAATAGCTTTATTATAATCGTTTTCATGATGTAAAAATAAGTGGCGAGCCTTGACTCGCCACATTAAACTAAATCCACTCTAATACTTCATTTAAACCCTCTTCATCATATTCTAATTCTTCTTTATTAGAAATTTCGAATAAGTTATTAACATTTTCATTGTAAACAAATACATAATCATCATCATTTAATACTATATTTTCGACATCTACATATTCTGTACATATCTCAATAATTGTACCATGCATTGAATCATAAATAAAACCTGTAACTCCGTCTTTAATTTTTAACATAACATTTATTTTAATTGTGATGTAAATGTAACACAAAAATCTTGACAAACAAAAAGCGCTTCATTACGAAGCGCTCTTGTATAACAACAAACAATAATTAACAACAAATCTATTCTGCTATAACTGCTTCAGGCTTAACTACTTTCGGTCTGCCCGGCTTGATAGAAAGGCCTGCTGCTAGTTTTTCTGCTCTAGCCTGCATTCTAGCTTGGCGAGCTGATCCTTCTACAGCCGGACGTCCTCTTCTCAAGAGACCCTCTTCACGCAAGCGAGCTTGCTCTGCTAGACGTAATTGTCTAGGTGAATTTGGATCAACGGGCCTGCCTTTACGCTTGATCTCTGCAGTAGCAACCTCGGCTACTGTAACAATTTGTACTTCCTCAGTTTGAGGTTCTACATCATCAAAATTCTGCTCAGCAAAATTCTCTTGAGCCGCAACAATTGCTGCTTCGATTTCTGCTTTTTTCATACCTTTGATGTCGATGCCTAATGCTTTTGCTTCGGCTTTCATTGCATTGAATAATTCTAATCCGTTTTTCATAACTGTTTTTATTTTAATTGTGATGTAAATATAATTAATTAACTTTGCCTATAAACAACAAGATTAAATTTCTTATCTACTAGTTTACGGCCGTTTTTAAATGTAATATAGTTAATAACACCTAAGCTATACCACATTCTTAGTATACCCATTGCTTCGTCAGCCGATACTGAGCCTTTAATTAATTCTTTAATATCGTTCATAACCTTAATTATTATGATGTAAATGTAAGTGGCGAGCCTTGACTCGCCACATTAATTAACCAATACTGTCTGCTATATAGCTTGTAATGCTGTCTACACTTTCTGTGTCTGTTGCACCTGCATCACTGTATTGATTCATCACTTCAATTAATTTGTCTGCAGCTTCTTTAATTGCGGTAGTTGCATTTGCATAATTTTCGTTACTGTCAAATAATCCGAAAATGTTGTTGTTGATTGCTTTTTTATTTGTCATAATATTAATTATTAATTGTGATGTAAATGTAATACAAATAGCTCTGCCGAGCACAAAAAAAGCGCTCATAGAGCGCTTTAATTTACCAAATTTCAACCCATTTAGCTACATTCCATTGATCCTCAGTTTGACGTGATTCACTGAATTTATCTAGGCTATCAACTAAATAAACGCAGCTATCGCCACTAACATAGAAATAAGCTTCCTTCAATGATGCACTGAAATCTCCGTTAATGTCTAGCATGCAATACATATCTTTTTTGATATCATATCCTTTTCCAAACATCTGATCGCCTGCATCAATCAAAATTTTCTTGAACGCTTCATTGTCGTTCAAAAATTGCTTCCAATCTTTTCCGATGCAGCTAAATTCATTTTTACTATGCTGCAATGCAGGCATATTAACGATTTTAACTAATTCAGTAAATGATTTGTCTTTACTGTAGCCTAAGAAGGCTTGAGCAGCGTTGCTGCTTGCTGTTTGTTGTGTCATAATTCAAAGAACTTTTTAATTGTGATGTAAATATAATAAAGTTACTTTGCCTTACCACCGCATCTCGTACTGCATCTTTGAGCAAAAAATTTACTGTCGGCTAGAGGAGCCTTTTTAGGGGCTCTAGATCCTCCAGACCATCTAGAGGAAAGCAGCCTTCCCTCTCCGCACGCCGGACAAAGGTCCCCAGGGTCGTAAGACAAAAACTGTTTAGAGCATTTATTACACTTGGTCCTAGTCATATCGTTAGACAAAAATAGCGCTCACTTATGCGAGCGCTGTGCGTTAATAATTATCATCGTAGTCATCATCATCCTCATCCATCCACGACAAATCTTCTTCCTCCGGAGTAAACTCAATATCGTCTATTTCCTCTAGCTGAGCTATCAGATCATCAACTTGCTGACCCATATACTCTAGATCGATATTCTCGATGTTGGTTGCATTTAACATGGCTTCATCTAGGATATTATCGATTTCCTCTTTAGCCTTTGCTAGGTGTTTTATTATTTTATCTTTCATGGTAAAAAATTTTAGATAAATATACGAAAAAAATCGCCTACAAACAAAAAAGTCTGCAGGCGATCTAGTAAAAAGCTACCTTAGGCTGCAGCCTCAACTTTTACTTTTGGGCGACCCGGTCCTACTCTCTCACCACGAGCGATTCGTTCTGCACGTTCTTGCATTTTAATTGCACGTTTTGAAGTGGTTGATGCTGGGCGACCACGTTTAATTTCTGCTCCGTTTGCGATTCGTTCTGCTTTAGCTGCCATTTGAGCTTGACGCTTTGAACCTTCTACTACCGGACGACCTACTTTTTTAGTTGCAGTAGCAACTGTTGCATTTTCTGTTGACATAACCTTTATTATTTAATTTTATTATGATGTAAATATATGCTTTGGACTTTGCCTCTCAACATTTGCTGTTGTGAGATAAAAAAAAGCGCTCGTGTGAGCGCTTTAACTTACCAAATTTCTATACCTAATTCGTCTAGTTTTTCTATAAAATCTCTTATCTTCTCATCATCCTCATCATCAAAATTACCCTGATAAGCATCTTTCCCAGTGATGTCGGATAATACATCTAGCCATTCCTCTGAGCCTCCCTCAATCTCTTTACCTCCCATGGACTCAAAATAGTCTTCATCAATACCGTTTCGTCTTAAAACATCCATTACCTCTTGCTTGAGTATATCTTCTTTAGTCTGGATTTTAACTTCGTTGATACCGGCTAGTTCTTGTAAGCGCTTTGCTTCGTTTATTAATTGTGTCATTGTAAAAATTATTAAATATTATATGAAATACCATAAACAGATTTTCCGGCTATGGTTAATTTAAAATTAGTAGCGTCACCATATGTGTCTTTAACTTTTTTAGGGTTAAAAGAAAAATCCAACCCGCCTTCACCTAAACCAGCTATTTCTTGATCCTCATACCCATCCTCATCAGCAGCCATTTCTATCTGTTGTTCGCTATAGTATTCCATATCATTCTCATCCCAATTAAATTCAACAGCTAGTTGGTTCAAAAGTTCTTGCTTGTTTTGTTTAAGAAAATTAATAATACCCGTACCTGAAGGTTGAATTTTAACTTCATTGATACCTGCTAGTTCCTGCAGACGTTTTGCTTCGTTTATTAGTTTTGTCATGGTAAAAAATTTTAGATAAATATACGAAAAAAATCGCCTACAAACAAAAAAGTCTGCAGGCGATCTAGTAAAAAGCGCTCGTAGTGAGCGCTTTGTATTATTTTTTATTATACTCCTGCTTTAGAATAAATATCAGGATCAGATAATGAAATCCAATTTAAATATGCATATCCTTCTGGGTCATAATCAGATACACTATAGCTCCATCTTACCCACTCTTCTTTACTTATAGATTGTCCTGGTTTAAATGTTGATTTGAATGAATCAAGATGTTTTTCATCTTCATAACTATCTACTACATCTAATAATTCCTCATATGAATATTCATTTGGGGATTGATCAAAAGCTTGATCAATTTCATCTTTTTCACCCATGTCATAATCTCCATTATCTTCTTGATTTTCGTTAAGCGATCTAATACCTGCTAATTCCTGGAAGCGCTTAGCTTCGTTTATTAATTGTTTTTTCATGTTTAAATAAATAAATTTGTGTATAAATATAGTAAAAAGAATAATGCCTACCACATCAAAAAAAAATATAAAAAAACATTGGCTACAAGATACGAACAAAAGCTGTGCCGAGCACAAAGATAACCTGCACAAAAATGCTAGGTCTTCCAAAGGAATGTTTGTATATTATGTCTTATCTCAGTTTTACACTCCTGCTGAGCCATTACGTGTTTGGATTCATTTTCTGGATTCCCACAGATACAAATTTTGTTTGTTCATTTTGGTTATAACTGTTTGCGGTGCTACAAAGGGCTGTGCTACTAAGTTGGGTAACTCACGGGCTACCAATCGAATTTGCTACTTGAACGACAATACATATGTAAAAAGAAAAGGAAGACAACCTAGTTGGTTACCTTCCTTGTAATGTTTTTGCGCGTTTGCTTTGCGTTATTTGTGAGGCTTATATTCCTTCGCCATCCTGTCCGCCCCCAATCCTTCATACTTAAGTAACGCGTTAGCTACGTACATCTGAAATTTAGTGATTGTAGTACAACCATTGATGCTAGATAAAATCGCTCGTTTGTCTTTGTCGTTGATGTTTTTTGATGAAACAAATTCTACTGTGCTTTGTTTAGCAATAGCTAAATCGGCTGTGTTGAAAACAATTTCTGAAATCTGTTCAAAAATTGATCTAATTTGTACTTTAGACATATAATTACTGCTTGTTGTTGCTGTAAAGATACGTAAAAAGCCTTGCCAAGCACAAAGAAATTACAAAAAGAACACAAAAATTGGTACAAAATCGGTACAAAGTTGATACAAAGTATATCTGGATATATGTGTCGTTGTGAGTTGGGTGTGCGGCGCGCACAATCTTCTGACCCACACCACGCCTCGCCCCAACCATTCCCTAAACTCATTCCACCTATCACCCTAAACTCATTTTTCGGGCGCCCGAAACTCTCGTTTCGGTTTCCACACACTTGCGTTTAGACCACCCTCAACACCTTCTCACATCACACAACCCCTATTCATTTACACGCGAGATTTGCGCGTCTTTCGCAACCATTTTCCATTTAAACTCATTTGTTTGTCCTATCTCATCACCAACATCATTACTCCAAAGTATCAACATAGTATTTTCCTTGTCGTTTAACATTGATTTAAACCATTCTAATTCTTCTTCATCATTATGACTATACCAAAACTCATCATCTATTTCTATTTCTGCTTCTATTTTAATTATTCCCATATATTTTATTTATTTACTGGGTATTATTTATTCATCTATCTCCTCATTCTCACCCCCATTCAGCCCAAATTCATCATACAAATATTCCACAGCACCATATGCTTGTTCACCCGATAGAAAATCATTCATAATCATGGTTAGCATTTGTGCATCGGTGTAACCCATTTCTCTTAAATTATTTAATAATACAAGAGCATTGTTTCTGTTTCGTGGTGTTGCCATAGTTACGTTATTGTTTTGTGTATAAAATTCGTTCTACCTCGTTTAGTATTAATTCCTCATTCCCACGAGTCATAACCTCAATTGGATATCCTTCAGCAATGTCATCCATGTTATTTAATTGCCAATCTAAAAATTGAGCTATGTCATGGTATGTCCAATCATCTGATATACCTAATAAACAATGGGCTGCTTCTGTTATTAATTCTGATTTATTTATCATAACCTTTATTTTAATTGTGGTATAAATGTATGAAGGAGGGCTTTGCCCTCCTACTTAGAATACTAATTCCCGTCCATCACCACCATAACAATGCCATTTTCCATTGTTCCATACGTAGTGGTATTCTTCCTCAATCATTTCCTCTAGCGAGCCAACCACTATAGCTTTAATCTCTTCTGGGTCTTGGCCTCTATCACGTCCATATGCTAAACACCATTTGTCGTTGTGGGTGGATAGAATATCAAAATCTTGTTGTTCTCCAATTTCCTCTCCTAAGATACTCAAATCACCCAATGCTAATAATTCATCTACTTTAGCATCTGTTGTGTAGTGTTCTTTAAGAATAACCCCGTTGTGTTCTGGGTAACCATCCCAATGACAGTAAATAAACTTGATTGAACCATCTTCTAATTGTTTTCCAATGCGTGAACGTGTTGCCATAATATTTTATTTATAATTGTGATGTAAATGTACGAACTTTATTTTGCCAATCAACCTAAATTTCTGCAATAACATCATCAGTGTCATTGTTAGGTTGATTAGCCCATTCACTTATTGCTTGTTGGAGATGTTCTCGTGCTGCCTCAACTGGATTTTCTACACGTATTGCTCTTTCCTCTGTTGGTTCAGGCATTTTTCTTTCTTTATACATTGACTGCATATACTCATCTTCAAATCTTCTTATTTCATCACTCTGAAGCTCAGCGTTTGTTTTTCGCTCTGTCATTTGGGTTTTAAGTATATCTATAACATACTGTGGCAACCCCGTTTCCATTGAATCGATACGTTCATCCTTAGCATTCCAAAAACTCGTTTCTCTATCCCAATCTGTGTTTGTGTTATGAAAGAATGCTACTTTATCGCCTGTAATTTTATTTAAACAATACACTAATACACCTCGATTAGCATAACGTCTGAAATAATCCCAATCATGTTTCATTGATGTGCACCATTTAGTTCCATATCCATACTTAACAGCAGAACGGTGTGTTAGTGGTCTAATCATTAACCATTCATCATCATCGTTTACTATGATTATTTGAGATTCCATTTCTTTATCTTGTAATCTCAACTCAGCTATATTAACTACATTAACCAAATCATTTAGTGTTTTATACTTAGATATATCATTGTTGGTAATTAGCTGTCTTTCGTTTAAGTCATGAAATTTATGTAGTGTAGCCACATCACTCATATTTAATGTATGACATAACACATCAAGCCATGTTCGCTTAGTAACACCATCATATTCAAATATATCTTGAGGACATTCCAATCCGTGCTCTCTAAAATACTCAGTTAATGTTCCGTCTAGTGTTTTATCCATCCTATTCTTGATAGAACCAACAAATAAATCAACATATTTAGACTTACCTGATGGGTCTAACAATGTTATTAGATCCATCAATGTAGTATTTAGAAATTCGTTTTGTTTTTTAGCTTCCTTTGCCTTACTCATATTCGGGTGCTTAATATGTACTTTTTAATGTAATTGAGTTTAAGTTGATTTGTTCTCACAAAATCAGCTTGACAATCAGTTAACTCACAGATAATATGTTTACCATCAACTGTTACTGATTTAAGTGAATAACTAAGTTGACACTTCAACAGATTATCCGGAGTATGTCTGATTCTAAATTGCATTAGCGCTTTTTTCTTGGTTTGTAATTGAACTCAATTTCATCATCAACGATGACTTGTTTTTTGGGTCTACCATACTTAGCATTCTTTTTTGTTTGCTCTAACCAATCCTCTAATGCTTTCCAATTTAACTTTTTGCTCATTTTATTCTATTTTACTGGTGTATAACTTAATATTTTAACTCCTGGGTATCTAGATTCAAGTGCTAATTTGGCTTGCTGCCATTGTGAACCTTCAACTGTTTCTCTTAATGTCATACCCTTTGATGATGGGGTATTAAACAATACTAACCATTTATACATAACTGTGTTTATTTAATTGTGGTGTAAATATACGAACGAGAGTTTTGCCAACCAACTATTTAGTTCCGTAATCACGTTTAATTTTTTCGTTTATTGCCTCCGCGATGAAGTTACCTACCATGTCTTGAAATTCTTCTGCTTCGTTTTCTGTTTCAAATTCATGTTGTAATGCACCCCATCCTCTTACTTCGCCTATCATTTGAGAGCCACCATCCGGTGATTGTTTACTCCATAGATATTGTCCCCAATTATCATAGTAAACATCTTTAAGCCATTCTTGTATTGTCATAGTTTATCTCCTTATGTTTTTACTAATCATTAACCCGAACCAAATCCCGATTAATATTATTGTTAGTGGTTGCATAATTAAAATTTACCCATTAAATGTCCTGCCGCTATCCATAACCCTTTACCCATAAGCATTACAATGCCAATAACTAATCCTGATACTATTAAAGCCATAACCCCGAATAACCAATTATGTATTATGGTTTCAAAAATAAACTCACGTTTTACAGCCTTAGAAATCAGGCAACCTATAAAATAAGGTACAAATATTATTACTAATGCTAATAATAATGATACTATTAATTGTGCTACCATATTATTTATTTTTTATTAATTAGTAAATATAACATCATTATTTTGCCTAATCTAATGCGTAATAAAATCTATTTTGATTGTATTTAGCAACTTTATTTGTTTGAGCTAACTCACGATATGTCTGATTAGTGTTATCGTATACTCGCTCGAGTGATGTTTCCATTAGTAGTTGTTTACCTAATACTTCAGCAAACGTATTGTTTGATTCATCTACTTCGTTTTGTTCTGTGTTTGGTAAACCACAATAATTAGCTTCACCTACTTCAGATATAAACATGCCTGAATATATACCGTTTAATTTGTGTTTATCTACAAACACATCAGCATTACACCATATATAAACGTTATTGTTTTTCTCCTTTAATAAATCAACCATCAATGAGTCAATAACATAACCACCTGAATTAGGAAATTTACCCATTGAAAACAATCCCCAAGGCGAACCATGACCCATCATCATTATTTGGTCATGTTGGCTTATTAATGCTCTCATGTCTATATAAGATACACACCTGTAATAACAGTTATGTTAGGTAGTTTTTCGTATATTGGTTTTAAAAAATCAGTTGACCTGTCATCAGGATGTATTATTAGTATTTTTTTCATGAATGTAATGATTTACTTACCTCTTGGTAAGATTTATGGATATGGTTGGCTATTTCATTGAATGAATGATGACCAGGTACTTTTTCAGTATGTTGGATACGTGGACCATTTGGAAATGCCTCTTTCAAAATGTTACTTGCCTGTTTTAACTCACTGCCTGAGAACTTAGTTGTGTTGAAAATATCGTAATACGTCATATACTTTTTATTATGGTGTAAATATAAGAAAGGGGCTTTGACAGCCCCAATCTTACACAATTAAAAACTAAACATATGCTTAACAAATCAACCAAAGCACAATATTTTTTATTCGAAATATAACATTTCGACACACGTCTGATGATCAAACATACCCATATCTTCAAACATAGTGTATGCTCCATCTGGGTCTGATACTGCTACTACTTCTATTACTTCATGGACTATACTTGCACCAAACTCATGTATAGCATCTTGTATTTTATTATCTGTTGTCATATTATGTCCTCCACCATTTATAATGATCTGGTTTTTGATTTAATACTCGTTTTGATGGGCCTGGTTTACGACCACGTGCTGATTTAGGTTTATTAATTTCATCCATATCTAACTTAGGCCATTTAGATCCTGGATTTTCATTAAACCATTGCTTACGTGTTTCGTAAGGTATACTCCATTCATTTTCACCTTGTCCGTACATTGTTTTAAATTTAACGATGTAAATATACGATTTTTATCTTGCCCTCCAAAATAAGTTTTTTAACTCATTAAAATTACAAACTATAAAATCAATAGCATCGTAATGAGTAAACGAATCTGGGCATATACCTAGCAAATGTAATATGCTTTCCATCATATAATTGCTGCTAACCATTTTGCAAATATATAACCACTATAAGCACCTAATGCTGCTGCAAATGGTAATACAATGAATTTACCTAATTTAGTTTCATATTTAGCCCTATTTAAAATAAATGATATTAGGGTGTAATATAAAATAAAGTTAATAAATACAGCTATGTCTAATCCCTTAGCCATAAACAACACTATACTGTTACCTAAAAATCCCCAAGTAAAATTAATTAGCGATTCTTGAATAATTTCTAATGGTGTTGTTTTAGCATCCATTACTTTAATTTTCTTCTTTAATGTCTTTTTCATCGTTTTGTATTTCATATAACCAAACACTCATCCCAAACATAATTAGGCAGTATATTAACTCCCAAATATAAGCGTCCATCATTATGGTGTGGAATATTAAATTCCACAACCAAAATGAAGCACTTACTATAGCAAATAGTCTAATTATCTTTTTCATACTAGTTTTTAGGTGTTGGGATTAATATTTTATCACCATCTTCTTCTACTATTTTCCAATCGTACTGACGATTTAACCAAAAACCTCTATTTTTAAAGTCACCATTTACTCGTAACTCAATCATTGCGGCTTGTCCAAGTCGGCTTGCGTCTTCCCTGAAGAGCAGTCTACCATCA